AAATTGCTGCGAAGGCAGAGAAAGGTGATACAGGAATGTCACTACATTATGGATTTCTCTATTCTTGTGTAGTTGGATTAGAAAGCAAAAAAGTTTTTGAGTTTGGTAGTGGATATTCAACACACGTTATCTTAAATGCTTTAGAAAAAACAGGTGGTGTGCTTACTAGTTGTGACGTTACAGATTTTAGTGTAAATCCATCTATCACAGAGTATACAAAAAATAGTAGATCTTGGAATTTTTATAATGGTAATAGCACTGAAATATTTGAAGATATTGATATGGAACAATATGATTTAGTTCTACACGATGGATCACATATTGGAGAAGAGGTTTTAGTTGATTTGAATAACATTTATCCATATCTGAAGCACGATGGTATTTTAATTACACACGATACTCGACATCATACTTTAGGTGCAGGTATGAGTAAAGCAGTGAATGAATTTGTAAAAGATAAAGATGTGGATTACTGCACACTGCCTTATGGATATGGACTTACTTTTATTAGAAACAAAGCTAATATAGAAAACAAAGTGGAGTTGACTTGGAGAAAAAGATGAAGATACTCTTCAATGAACACCCAAACAAAGGGTTTCAAAGAGTTGGTTATTGTTCATACTATGGTGAAATATTTTATGCTCTAGAAGAAGTATGTGAAGTTACTTCATCTTGTGGTGTACCAAGTAGAACAAGTGAATTTGGTAGTGGATATGATGCGATTGTAATGGGATTTGGTCATACAGATTGTGGTGATGCGGGCCCAATGTCAACAATAAATGATAATAATATTCCGTTGTTTCCAATTTTAAATAAAGAATATACAGGATTGAAACAGAAGTTAGAGTGGATTAAAAATATGAAACCAACTGCTGCACTTACTGTTCATCACGACACAGAAGAGTATTCAAAAATTACTGGTGTCCCTTTTCATAGAATTATGTGGTCTGCAAATGAAAATTTATTTAAAGACTATGGTGAAGATTATAAGTATGATTTATTTTTCTCTGGTGTAACTAGACCAGAACAAACGGAAAACTTGAGAGAAAGAATTCTTTCTGATATGTCTAGTCTTTCCAAATATAATTTGTCTGTTAATATTAGATCACATAGAACAAACTATTCTGGAACTATCTTTTCTCCAGAAGATTATGCAAAAAGATTAGCATCATCAAAAATATGTTTTATTACAACTGGGCCTGCTGATTTAGTAGGAACTCGTTACTTTGAAGTGATGGCAGGTAATCGAAGTTTGATATTATGTAATAGAATGTCAACGGATGTATATGAAGACATATTGGTAGATGGATATAATTGTGTTATGTTTTCTGATGAAGATGAATTTTTTGGTAAAGCAATTTACTATCTAGAAAATGAAGATAGTAGAATGAAGATTGTAAACAATGCTTACGAGCATTTTGTTACTACACAATCTTGGAAGATCAGAGCCAATCAAATTAAAAATATTATAGGGCAATACACTAAATGAAAAATAAATGCATCTTTCTAATATCAGCAAGATACACTCTTCTGAGACAATGTTTGACTCTCTTAGATTCAAATTATAACCAACATCATAATTATCCAATATTAATTTTTTATCATAGCACTCTCAGTGACACATATGGTAATGAATATTTTAGAGAAGATATAAGAAGAATCAATAATAATACTAAGATTAGATTTCATAGTATTGATGCAAAGATACCTGATCATATTAAAGAGCAAGATCTGTTTTGGAATCTAGGAAATCCATATGCAAGTAATTTTAGAGGTAGAATAGGATATCTACACGCTAATTATTTTTGGAATAATTTTATGAATTATCCAGAGTTGAATGAGTTTGATTATCTTATGAGAATAGATGATGATTCTTGGTTTAAAAATAAATTAGATTTTGATTTTTTTGATGAGTTAGATAATCGAAATGGAATGTTTGGAACTGGATTTACTTGGAATCATTTTAATCCAAACCATTTACAAACTAGACATAATCTTTTTAATTGGATAAAGTATTATGTTGATAAGTATAATATTAATGTAAAGAATGAGCAACTAAGAGAGAGTTTAAATGGCCCTGTAGATAATGAATTGTTTCATACTTTAAAATGGAACTGTGGAAATTTGAATGTATATAATAGAGAGATGTTTAATACAGATTCTTGGAAGACATATCTAAAAGAATTTAACGAGTTGGCTGGAGGATATAGATATAGGTGGGGTGATTGTGAAGTGATTGGTCTGTATGCATATATGCATCTTGATAATCCTCTGATTGATTTTGAATTAAGATCAAAAGGTCTTTACGAACCACAAATTCCAAATACTCAAATGGTATTTTCATAATGAATGCTTATTTAACTTATGTCTGTTCTGATAATTTTATACCTGGTGTGGTCGCACTCTATAATAGTGTAAGACTATCTAATTGTAATAATGATTTTATTGTTCTTGTAACTGATGATGTATCTCAAGAATCAAGAGATATTCTAAACAAAAAGAATTTAAAAATTGTAGATGCAGATAAAATATATTATAATGGACAGCATAAAGATAAGATACTTGATCGGTATGGAAAGGTAGATCAATCTTGGAAGATGTTTACCAAGATAAACATATGGAAACAGACAGAATATTCTAAGATAATTTACTTAGATGCTGACACTCTTGTACTAAACAATATAGATGAGTTATTTGATGTTGAGGAATTAGGAGCTGTGATTGGTGGATCTGTTATGTTAAATTATTCTGGAATAGAAGCAGGTGTTTTAGTTGTAAAACCAGACACCAATACTTATAATAATATTATTAATGCTTTGAAGTCAGATACTTATGATATTAAAATGTCAGATCAATCATTTTTAAATGATTATTTTTCAAAACATGGTATAATAAATGCTATACCAGAAATTTACAATAGAATGTGGAAGAAGAATAGAAATCCTGGTGGTTCTTCTATTTTTCATTTCAATGGATCTAAACCTTGGATAGATAGATCATCTATAGATAAAAACACTTTTGATTTGTGGAGTTATTTTTATGAGTATGATAACAATTAATCTTTCGTTTTATAATCAGAATGATGTTCTGAGAGAACATATATTGGGATGGAAATCTTGGTCAGATAACCTGAAAGAAAAGTTTTCTTTTTGTATTATTGATGATTGTAGTGAAGATAAAGCAACTGATGTATTATCTGATATTGATTTAAGTGATTTGAACTTATCAATTTACAGAGTTAAAGAAGATCTGATATGTAATATTGCAGGTGTTCGTAATCTTTCTGCACAAGAATGTAAAACAGAATGGATGGTAATTTTAGATATGGACACGATAGTATCTGAAGAGTTAGCATCATCTATGATAGGATTATGTAACTCACCATCAGGTATTTGTTATAAATTCAATCGTAGAGTTCCAAAAAATCCATATCACGAAAAGAATGGTCAACAGCACCCAGCTGTATGCTTATTAAAACTAGAAGATTATTGGAAAGTTGGTGGATGTGAAGAAGATCTTGTTGGACATTATGGTCAAACTGATCCCATATTCTGGTATCGAGCACAAGGTAAGTTGAACGTAAATGTTAGAATGGATATGTTTCTTGATTACATCCCAGAAGGAGAGGCAAAAATCAATAGGGATACAAGACATAATTTTAAATTGTTTGAATATAAAAAAAATACCAACAGTTGGTCAACTGATTTTGTAAGATTTGATTGGGAGAAAATTTATTAAATGAAAATTTTAGTTACAGGACACAAAGGTTTTATTGGCAGTTACGTTTTTAATCATTTAAAAACAATAGGACATCAAGTTAGTGGAATAGATTTCCCAGATGATATAGTTGATTTTAAAGGTGGTGATTATGATGTGATTATACACCTTGCTGCATTCGCAGCTCTAAGAGATAGTTTTGAAAATCCTGATAGATTTTGGGAAAACAACGTTGTAAAATCTATACCAATATTTGAGTTTTGTAAGAAGAAAGATGTTCGTTTATTATATGCAAGTTCTGCAGGTGCTCACGGTTGGTGGCATAATCCATATGCGATTACAAAAAAAGTAAATGAAATACAAGCACCACCAAATAGCGTTGGTATGAGATTCTTTAATGTGTGGGCAGAAGAGGGTAGTAGGCACGATATGCTTTATAGGATGCTACAAGATGATACTGCAAAATATCTTACAAGACATAAAAGAGATTGGATTCACGTTAAAGATATTACAAGAGCAATATGCTACTTGATACCTGATAATTTTAGAGGTATACTAGATATCGGAACTGGTAAAAATAACTCTGTTTTAGAACTAGCAGAGAAAATGAATATGAGTCATCTTCCAATAAAAGAAGATACACCAGGTGAACCAGATTCATTATGTGCAGACATAAGAATACTGAAATCTTTGGGTTGGTATCCCACTATAAACATTCTTGATTAGTATGGACAAAAACAAAGCAGCATATAAGTTAAAAGGTGTGCCACCAGTTTATTGTATCAACTTAGATGGTGAACCAGAGAGATGGTTGTATATGGAAACTCAATTTAAATATTGGGAGATTGAAAACTATACACGTATCTCTGCATATGATGGCCGTGAAGATGATCTAAGTGATATAATAAAAGGAAAGTATCCAGATAATATGAACTCTGGTGAGGTTGGATGTGTAACATCTCATCTGAAGGCTATGAAAGAGTTTTTAAAAACAGATGAACCATATGCTTTTATTATTGAAGACGATTGTGATTTTGATCCTGTAAGATATTGGTCATTCACTTGGAGAGATATTATGTCAAAGATTCCTTATGACTTTGATGTATTTCAAACTGCAATCATAAATCCTGGTGCATTGTTTGTTAAGATGCATAAAAGATTTGTCAATGATTTTTCTACTGCATCATATGTAATCACTCGTCATCACGCAGAGAAACTTGTAAGATTACATTGTCGTGGTGACAAGTATAAACTAGATCAAGGATCAAAACCAAGAGCAGTAGCAGATGATTTAATATACAATTCAGGAAATACTTATGCAATGCCATTACTTCTATACAAGATAGAAATGGGATCATCAATACACGGTGATCACGTTGAAGTATTTCATCGTAGTAGTCATAATGGTCTTACAAATTTTTGGAAGGAATCAAATAAGATTGAAAATTGGGACGAGATATTTGATTATGACCCATATCTGGGAAGATTACCACCAGAAGAAAAATAGTTTGATTTCGTAACACTTGACACATTATTGATCCCGTGCTACACTAAATATCATTACATAACAAAGGGATCGAAAGATCGTGCCCCTACGGAATGTAAGAATCTTTATGTCGAAAGATTTTCCATCCGCAGGGGTTTTCTCTTGCGAGATACTATAAAACAAAAATGTCTATTAAGTCTACAATCGCAGCAGCTGCTGCATCTCCATTCCTATTCGCAGGTGCTGCATTTGCAGGCCCATACGTCAATTTGGAAGCAACTGGTTCATATCCTGATGGTGCATATTCATCTGGTGGACTAGAAGCAGTAGTTGGTTACGAAGGAGCAACAGAATCAGGTATCGGTTGGTACGTGTCTGGTGGCCCTACAGTAACTCATACAGAAACAACTGATGAGTTCGGTGATGTTGAGTTTATCGGATACCTTGGTGGTTCATATGATAAGTTCTACGGAGAAATCTCTGGTGTAACTGCAGAAGATGATATTGACTGGGCTGCTAAAGCAGGTGTTAAGTTCACATTCTAAATAGTGCTGAGACCTTTCGTGCGGTCTCTACATTCGGAACTACTCTAGACCCCTTCGGGGGTCTTTTTTATGTCTGGAAATCCAAACAATAAATATTGTTACAGGAGGTAAAGACAAATGTTACAAATTAATTTTAAGTGGCAACCGCCAGAAGTTCCAGAGTACGATTCAGAAATTCATAATCCAGAGAAGGTCTTTGCCTTCCTGTGTTATCGTGGAATCCACTATGCTAAATGGGTATATCTTGATGTGTTTAATATGGTAGACTGGAATTTAAATAATCCAAGACAAAATGATCAAGAAACTGATTGAATCAGATGATTATATGCTACGCAACAGGATAAATTCGTGTAGTTATAATTTAGATCGCCATGAACTATCAAAGACATTAATTGAAAATATGCTATACTATAATGGTGTTGGTCTCTCAGCCAACCAGATTGGTATAGAGGAAAGAGCATTTTGTATGATGATTGATGTAGAAACAGAAGAGACAATTACTTGTTTCAATCCACGAATTATTAAAAGTTATAGTAAGGAGGTGGTTCTTGAAGAGGGCTGCCTATCATATCCTGGTGTCTTTCTTGATGCGAAAAGACCAGATTCTGTAGTTGTAAAATATGAGGATGCAAATGGTAAACTACATAAGGAAAAATTAACTGGATTTACATCTAGAGTATTCCAACACGA